AAAATAAAAGGGGCATTTGATCTCCGCCTTTCGCCTGTACTACAACTTTTTTCCACCAACGAATAAGATTATTTGTCTTTGGTTGTGTAAATATCTTATCTGTTAGAGGCGAATCTTTGTAGTTTTTTACCTCAATACAATAATGATTTCTTTGATTAGGGACATATAAGTCCCCTTTCAAATATTCAAGAGCACCAGAGGCGGGTACTCTTTCAAATTTTAGTCCGGTCGCTTGGCGTAGCATGTCTCTCACTAGATACTCCCCTCTCGCTCCCTTGGCTCTTGAGTCTACCATCCTTATCCTCTTCTTTTTCTGCCTCTTTAGAAGCCTCTTCTTCCCAGTGCTGAGTTCTAAGCCACCATCCTCTGCGTCTTCCTGCGCTCATCTTCACTCCAATGTGCTGATGTTACCATCCTTAACTACCTCGATTTTTTCAAGAAGAGGGTGAGACCAACCATGCGATACAATATAAGTATTCATGTCTTCTCGAAGTAGTACTTCTACTAGCTTCTCTCTACCTTGATCATCAAGTACGTTTGTTACTTCATCTAAAAACAGAATATTGATTTTAGACTTAGATATACTACTCATTAGCTTACGAATTGCTATGAGAGTAGCGGTGTTTACTCTTGCTAGCTCTCCGGAAGAAAGTGCTAGAATATCTACTACATTGCCGTTGTCTGTAATCTCTACATTGAGTTTATCATTTGAAACAACAAACTCAAGAGTAAATCGACCATCAGACAATTCGGCCAAGTACTCATTGGCTAACTCTTCGAGTTCTCCAACTAAGTTTTCTATTTTATATGCAAGTAATCCATTCGTGCTAAAAGACTTCTTGAGTATATCAAGTTCTGTTTCTAGCTTTTGATTTCCCGCAAGCTTTCCATCATACTCTTCTTGCTGTTCAACAAACTCTGCTGTCTGTTCTTGAATAACTTGAATACGAGTATTTACCTTTGTTCTTCTCTCATTCTCGGCCGCACTATCTGCGAGTTGTACTTTTGCCTTTTGTATTCTACTTTGAATCTCATATAAGCGGTCTTCAAGCTGTTCTTTATCCAAGACAGCCGTAGGCAAACTTCTATCAAATGATCGTAACAAATCTTCGCAATCCTTCTGAGCTTTCTGTATTCGCTCGAATTCTGCATTGTTTTCTTTAATTCGTATAATTTGAGGCTTAATCTCATCAATCTTCTCCTGTGCAGACGCAAGTTTAGTCTTCTCGCCCGCAATCATAGCCTTCTCTGCAGAAACATCTATAGGTTGCTTACAGGTTGGGCATACTTCTTTCAATTGTTCTAATTTTTTCAGAGTCCGTTGAGCACCCGTAGCGGCTGCTTGTAAAGACCCTAACTCAGACTGTAAATCATCATAAGATTCATACTGAGTTGCTGTAGAGTTTCTGATAGCCATCATATCAATTTGATCTAACAGTCTCTTATACGTGTTGTTGGTATTAATTTTTTTATTTTTTTCTAAAATATTTTCAATTTCTACCATGAGAGTGCTTGAAGCCTTCTCGTCTTCAGATGTATCAATTTGTAAATCCAACATGGGTAGTATGGATGTATCACTCAATTTATTATCTTGTAACCATTTTTCTACTGTTGCAAGTTTACCAGCTATGGTAGAAGACCTACTCGAAACATCTTTTGAAGCGCTTTTAAATACTTCAAACAATTCAACGTACTTTTCTAAGTGTAAGAGATCGATCAGAAACTTCTTTCTGTTCGCATCTGTAGCAGTAAGAAACTGCAAGCTCGCATTCGTATTTTGATATACTAGCTGCGAAAATGTTTTAAAGTCTACTCCGAGAACCTCTTGTAACGTCTTATATGTATTCGTAGCTGTATGGCTAGATATATCGTTACCGTTCTTCTCGAGTTTTACTTTTATACTTGTTTTACGGTTTACCGTAATCTCATATCTATCTTCATCTTTAGTAAAAGATAGATAGATGTTGTAACCATTATTTACATAGCGGTTATGAATGTCTTCTTTTTTGATTCCTTTTGAGTTTTTGTTGTACAACGCTTCTTCGATGATTAATGGGATGGACGACTTGCCCATCCCATTAGTACCAAGGATTTGTGTAACAGTATTATCGTTTAACTTTAACTCATTACCAGAACCATAACTAAAGCAGTTATCCCATTTCAATGTTTGTAGTGTAATCATTGTATGTTCCTATGATATCTGGTATTTTATCAGGGTTAATTTCGAGTATATATGTTAGATACTCTACTAGTTCTTCTTGTACGGACATCTCTTTATCCATGATAAGGGATGCCTCTGACTTACGTTTTACTACTTTTTTATCAAGAAGTTCGGAGTTCTTCACTCCTGCTAAATCTTGTATATCTCCTTCTACTTCATAGATCGTATGATCGAACTCAGTAGGGGTCATTTCTTCACTACTTGTAACTGTTTTACGAATCAACTGTGGTAATCTAAACTCTTCCCACAACCAATCCCAGTTGGCTTCGTTAATAAGCAAGTACCCTGTTTTTACTTTACTTCGGTGAAAAGAAGTAGTCATTGGACTACCAGGATATACAATATTTCGTTGTGTATTGCTATGGGAGTGTAGGTCTCCAGCAAATACTACAGGGAAATCTTCTAGTAAGTCTAGGTCGATCTCCGGCTTTACATGCGGTGGTATTTCTCCTCTAATGTGAGTGAACAAAGGCTTGCTCGTATCAAAATGATCAATGCTACCCTTCTTGTGTAAATCTGCGTAAGGTAATATACCGTACCCAAGATCTTTATCAACGTATGAAATATCTACTACATTGATTAAGGGGTTGATATCTCGAGAAACTTGTTTCAACTGTGTAAAGAAAGTCTTATTCTTTTTAGTTGCTTCATGGTTTCCGTCATAGATAATTGTTGGAATCTTTACTCCTCGAATAAACGAGAAGTAAAGCTCCAACTCTTCCATATTCGGAAGACGATCAAAGAGATCGCCTCCGATTATGTGCATATCACATTCTTTCTCCAGTTCATAAATCTGTTGAAAGAACATTTGATAACGGTCTGTCGCCCACTTAACTGGGACGTTTTTCTGTCCTAGCTTGATGTGCCAGTCCGCTGTAAAGAGAATCATCCTACATTAAACTCCGCATCTAATGCTTCGTCGTCAGTCTCGTCACCGTGGTTACGAACTCGATCAAGCAACTCTTTCTGAGCGTCTGGAGTAGGACGAGACATAACGTCGTCCATAGACTTCAGTTCAGCAATAGCCGCTAGTTCGTCTTCGCTAAGTGCGCGAGGCTTGCACTTGAGTGCTTGTAGCTGATACTCTACATTGTAAGGAAGAGGCCCTGTCTTTACTCGCTTGAAACAAATGTCCCAACCAGTTTCAGGATCAGTAGGATCTCCGAGGTCTTCAGCAGCAGTAATAATCTGCTCCCACAACTTCTTCTTGAGGTTTACTACTTTAACTTCTCCGTTATCAATGCACTGAGTAGCATAGCTCCAGCCGCACTTCAGGTCTGGGTAGTATTCACGAACCCAGTCTTTTTCCATGTTGTTGAATCGCTCTGTGTTTCTATCGAAAGATAAGCATTCCATGGGAATATTTTTACCGTTCTCACCATTGATCCAGTAAACGTAGCGAGCAAGAATGTCGCCAACAATACGCATCTTGTTGTCGCCGTCTTTGTACTGAAAGGATGAGATTGATGATTTTTGGGCAGAGCCCTTTTGTTGATTAAATGCAATAGCCATTAGTGTATAGTCTCCAGTGTGACTTCTTCATAGATAAAAGAGATTTCGTCTTCTAGTACTATGAGTAGCCTGTTGTCGTTAATTTCGTCTAGAGGCACTGGACAATGCAGTGAATCTAGCGTAGTTTTGTTATATGTAATATAGTCCGCATAACTCCTAAGAGAAGCTAAGGCATAGTATATACATAGTTCTTTGTTTGTATACTTATAAGAATTGAAGAGTAAAAACTCCCCATGAACGAGGAAACTCGAACCTACGAAGTTTTTATGTGAATATTTATAAATAGGGTCAAACTTGTTACGAGGGATTTGTTGATTTACTAACATTTCCATTATCAAGTTACATCGAGCAATATTGCCCTCTGCCGTATCATAAACCTTTTTCCAATCAAATAAGAGCATATATTATACTTTGTTTTTACCAAGTTGTCAAGAATTATTTTTCTAAACCTAAGGATTTTTCGAGACGCAACATCTTCTCTCGTTCTCTCCCTATGTAAGTTTTGTACGCAGTTTTTAAGCCGTCAATCCAAGTCTCCTCAGACTGCGGGTTGTAGTGAAAGTTTTTGTGAGTCATTTGTATGACACCTGTTCCTTGTGTTTGTATTTTTAAACAACTCCAATCTATATAATTGATAGGAACTAAATCAGATATATAAACTATATCTATTTCATTATTATCTTTCAACTTATAGTCTACAAAAATGAAATAGAGAAGATTACCGGAACGAAGATAATCGTAAACTTTCATTGCAGACACCATATTTGGAGCAAAATTGTTCTTTGCTACATTACTAGATTTTACATTCACAGCTTCGTTTTCGGATATGTAAAAGTCTCCTATGTTCTTCATAGCAGGCTCCCACTTACATCCGTACTGTTCTGCAACTATTTTTTCTATTTTGTCTGAAATGTTCACTATAAATGCCTTATGTCCCAACCCTGTTTCATATAGAACCCGATACGATTTGAGGCTTGTTTTCTAGCCGTATTTCCTTTCAAGTGTATATCTATAACTACAGGGTCTATCTTACCTTCTTTTTTCCTGATTACTCTGCCGATAAGCTGAGTAAGCAGGGGTTCGTTGTTAACAGGAGTACCTAGTATTAGACAACTTAAATTGTCAACAGATATTCCCTCCGAGAAAATTGCCTGCGTACCGTAGAGTACTTCCGCGTCTCCATAGAGAATTTTATCTATAAGTGTTTCTCTTTCTTCATGCGGAACTTCTCCAGTTACACAAATTGCCTTATCTCCAGTAAGCTCAGCACAAGCTTTCAAAAAAGCTACCCTATCACTTACTACCAATACTTTATGCCCCCTTGCAGCGTAGGCTGCCGCTAGCATTGATACTGTATGTCTGTACTCCTCTGTGTTGGCTAGTTTTGTTACTCGGTTAGCCCAAGGTATTCTAGCACCATCCATGAAACGAATCTCAGATGGAACAACAGTTATAGAGGGGGTCATATAGTTTTCTTTTGGCGGCTTGAATAGAGTATTACCAAAGTAATCTCGAAACACAACGTGTTTGCCGTCCTTTCTTTCTATAGTCCCCGATAGACCTATCTTGTATCTACAGTAGTTTGTGTCTAGTAATTTACTAAACGTAGGACTACTGACGTGGTGCATTTCGTCTAGGATGATTGTGCCAAACTCTTTTCTTATTTTAGGAATGTTACGATACAGAGTCTGAGTATTTCCAATAACAATAGGGCTGTCGGTATCAAACCTACCGCTACCAATAATCCCAGGTTCAATTCCATAAACCTTCTCCACTTCCTTGGCCCATTGATTTCGTAGAGCCACTGTATGTGTCACTACTAATGTTTTTTGACCAAGCTTGCCAGCTATTGCAAGACCCGTAAAAGTCTTGCCCCAGCTGACCCATGCGTTTATTATTGCATTGTCACTAATCTCGTCATAGACATCTTTCTGGCTAGGACGTAGCTCGAACTTAAACTCAGGAAAAGTCACAGGTTTACTCACTCGGTTATCAACTATCTCATAGTGCTCAGGAATTAAATCCGTTCGTCCTACAGGAAGAGATACTAGCCCATTACGAATAATCCCCATGTTTTTAATAACTTGCGGAGGATCCAAAGGGTTGTGAGTTGGAATACTATACGTAAGTTCTCTGTCGATTTGCTCTTGCAACTCGGGAGTACAATCCATATATATCCTGTGACTTATAACTGCTTTCATAGATTTAATTCATTCTTTGCAATAATATATTGTTTAACGAAATCGGATCTAACAATGTCTTCTACTTCGTATTCTATGAATGTGAACCTGTCCATCATTTTAAGAACCCGGATAAAATCTTGTAGTCCGTTTGCTTTTAAGTCTGCCTGTCTAAAGTCTCCGCAAAAGATTACTCTACAGTTTTCACCGATTCGAGTAATAATTGAGTCTAACTCATGAAAAGACATATTTTGACACTCATCTACCATAATAACGGCGTCTCTGAGTGTAATACCTCTAATAAAGGAAGTAGTCATAAAGTGAACCATACCTTTGTTTTTGAGGATCTCATAAGCATCTCCTCTTTGGAACAAATCTATAGCTATATCTTTATAAGGTTCTTCATACACAGAAGCTTTTTCTTTTTCTGTACCAGGTAAGAAACCAATATCTCTAGTAGGTACAGCACTTCGTATAATTACTAGTTTTTGGTAGTCTCCTTTTGTCATATCATCGTATGCTAGATAAGAAGATATGAATGTTTTTCCGGTTCCTGCAAGTCCGTGCAGTACTAAGTTTTGTGTTGACTCAAATGCTTTGAGTTGGTTTCTAGTTAACGGTTCTATTTCTCTTAGTTCAAAATTGACACCTGCGAGAGTTTTTCGTCTTTTAGCCATATTTTATACTTTTCTTCTGGTATCTTTGAGTTTCGTTTCCGAATACTCATACAGCATCCAAGGCAAGCCTTGTACATGCAAAACCCCTGCCCAAGTATAACCTACTTCAGGAGGGCGTGGTACGGTAAAAGGAGAGTTATGCCCTTTTACTCTAATTAGTGTAGCAGAATCTTTCAACTCTACTTTACTAATTTTCAAATACTTTAAAGGTAACATAGTAGTCTTTTCGTAAATAAACGGTCTACCACTGTTATCTATAAA